CGTGAGTGTTGCCATAGTCGCGGGTCGTCAAAGACTTTTTGAAAGTCCTCATCTCCGATCTTGGTAACGTCGAACGTTTGTGATTGACCAGTACCGTTTTTATTCGGGTCGTTCCCGCCCTGATCACCACCCTGATTGTTAACCTTTCCTTTGTTATCGCTGTTTCCAGCGTTATCTTGTGTTGTCATAGAATCTCTCCGTTTTTATGGTGGTTCGGAACACCGAGATGCTATTTCTAATACTTCATTATAATCGTATCTTATGCGATATGTCAATGCTTCCCCTATTTCAATTTCAGCATGATCTCTGTTTCATGATCTATGATCGCGTCGTACCCTTTTGACTTAGCCCACGATCCCATGTCCTCGTAGCCATCTTGTATCATTTGTTGTGTTGCTTTGTTTAGACCTTCCTGACTTCGTATCTCTAGGGGGTTTTCGACCTTTACTGTGCTTTCTGTTACGTCCCCGAAGTATCCTGCGTACTCTTTGTTGAGACTGAAGTATTTGCCTTTTCCGTATGAGTCCATACCACGTATTGCTTCCATTCCTTTCTTTCCCTCGCCTCTGAATACGGTGAATTCTTTTGCTTTGTCTGGTGTTGCGGAGTCTTTGACTACTACCGTTTCCTGACTGTTGTCATAGGCTTTGGTCATGGATGCAAGCTTCGGGATTATCACGTTTATGGCATGTCTACAGTTTGGATGGAATAGACCGTCTGCTTCGGCGTCTGCTACTGTTTCATATCCCTTTGTTTTGCCTGTGACGCTTAGTATTTTTCCCTCCCACGCTTCGCATGCATCACATGCGCCTCCGTGTTGGCTCACTTGTACGAGATCGTAGTCGTTTTCTGCTACTCTGTTTACAAGCCCTCGGTTGCGTGCTTCGACGGCTTTTGTTCTGAATAGCATTTCCGCGTAGGTGTCCAGTTGCCACGTTTTCCCACTCTTATCCACGAGCGCGCCTATACCTGTTTCCTCAATCATCCCGACTATTTGGTTTTTTACGGTGCGAAGTGCTTCGCCTGCTGTCAGTCCTTTTGCCATTTCCTGCGTTAGTATCTCCCTCGTTGCTTTGCCGAGGATCATGTTTGCGCTTCGTCCCACACCACTCAAGCTTTCACCGAAGGCTCGGGAGCTGTCGTCTATGAGCGCGGTTATAGTCTCTTTGTGTACTTTATTGAAGCCTTTGGTTACTGCCACTTCCGCTCCGATGTTGTCGAGTTGTTTTACTGCGTGGTCTGCGCCTGTTTTGTAGTATTCGGGCATTTCCTTTTCCAGCCACTTTTGCACGTCCTGCCCTGATTCCTCAAGTATTTTTTCTATTTGGGCGAGGATTTGTTTTCGGTTTGCTACGCCGAAGTCTGTTGCTCCCTTTATTTCAGCCACTATTTGGGTATGTGTTTTTTTGAGGGATGCTACGAGTTTTTGCAGGTTTTGCTCGTTCAGTTCTACTTGTTTTGGGTACATGGTAGCCATACCACATTATAGATCATTTCTCGTCGTCAGCCTGTTGCTTCTGATCTGGGTTGTCGTTCTTTTTCCCAAAGAAGCTCCCGCCTACGTTGGTTTTTGGCATTTCTATGGCTGTTTCGTCTTTGATGTTTTCTACCATCTCGTCTGCTGTTTCCTCATCCACTTGGTAGGTTCGCATGATTGCATCTCTCTTGCTGGTCAGTCCTGCGTCTATTGCCTTTGTTTCGGTTTCGATGGTCTCGCTTATGTCGATTGGTAGACCGTCTTGCCACTGTATCTCGGGGTATTTGGGTTCGCCTTTGAATGCTACGCCACCTATTTTTAGGTTGTGCGCTACGGCGAGTTTCTCCGCTACGTAGATGATCTGCTTGATTGCTTGGTCGTAGTAGATTTTTTTGCGTGCGACCTTCGCTATTGTCCGCATAAGCTTGAATTTGAGGGCTCGTCCACTGTCGCTTACACCCTCTCCGAGTCCTAGCACGTCTGGGCTTATTTCGCCTACGAGGTACATGAATTCTACGAGCTTCTCGATATATTTGAATGCGTTTTCAAGCGATGCGTCCCACACTACATATTCTGGCTTCTGATCACCGTCTTTTACCTCTATCACGCCGAGTGCTTTTTTGTTCACATTGCCGTTTTTATCCAACACCCCAGGCGGAGTCATAAGTATCGGGTCGCCGTGTTTATCTAGGATGTTGTCTATTTGGCTCATTCGGTGATTCAGCGCGTAGAACAGATTGTCCATGTCGTAGTAGTCGCTTATGCCAAAGAATCTATCGCCTGTTTTCCAGTTTGCTATGTGCACGATCATGAAGTCGTCTATGCCTGTTGCTACTTCTGGTTTCAGGTCGGGTATTCCGAGCACATCCAGTCCTACCTTTGCCATGATCTTATTTGCTTCCATCTCATATACGTGGTTCTCTATGATCTGCGGTTTATGTATCTCTTGTCGGAGGTATGTTTTGTCGCCTGATTTGAATGTCCATGCGAGCTCCTGTTGCTTGGGCACTGCACGCACGTTGAATCCGTCTATCTCGGGGAAGTATATCTTGGGGGTTATGTCCTCTGCGATTATTGTTGATTCTTTGTCGGTTTGCTGTCTCTTTCCGACCCTTAGTTTGAATAGGGCATCTCCCAGCGCACTGTTTCCGAGCGCACTCTCAAGCAGTTGCATGTCCATCTTGTTCTCCCGCCAGAATGCGTCTATAAAGTCTTGGTTTTCCTCGTCTTTCACGATTATTGGCTCGCTGAATAGCATGTCGGATACTACCTTGCTTACGATGCCCGCGAAGTTCACCTTGACGTAGCGCATCTTTGCGTATGCCCTATTGTAGTCCTCGTTGTCTATTTTTATGTTGAATGCGCTGAAGTGATCGCCGAGGAGGAGGCGCATGTAGTAGTCATAGTCGTATAGTCGTTGTTCGCTTCCTGCGTATGGGAATACGTTTACGTTGGGTTTGCTTTCGATGGGGGCACCTGTTGCTGTACCTGCTGTTGGTGACGTAGGTTGTAGGCTCATGATATTAGTATAGCATCTTAGAATGGGTTCTTGGCAAACACTCTTGTTTTAGCTCTCCAGAAGCGCTTCATTTGTCGTGCGATAAATCCTGCGAATAGTGCATCGTCATGACGCCCTACTGCGTGCTCTCGTTTTCCTTCCTCGTTTTTGATGAATGTTCGCATTTCGCTTATGGTTATTGGTGAGCGTATATCTATTGTACCTTCCTCGAATTCTATTATAAAGTCGTCAATCATAAGATCGCGTGTTCTGGTGTTCGTGCTCCATCCTATTTTTTTCGTGCGCTTGTTCGTTCTTTCGTCTACCTTTACTTCGTAGTAGTAGTTGTCGTATATCTTGCTTAGGAATAGGATCGTCGCCAGCATGTTGTTCTCCACCCCTACGAATGCTTCGTTGTACAGGTATCCCATAGTCGCGGTTATCTCTGCCAGCTCGTCTGGACGTGCTTTGCCGTAGAATTGCGCTACTTGTTTTCCTGTATCTTTCGTCCATACGTCTATTACTCCGAAGTCTGCACCCTCGCCGTCTGATGGGTCTACCCCTATGACATAGTCTGTGTCTGGTTCTGGTAGCTCCCAGAATTGGACGTGCATATCGTATAAGGAGTTGAATTTCTGCAGTGTATGAAGGTACACTGGCTCTCCCCACCTTTTGATACCCTCGATGCGGGTCAAGGTGGGGGTTTCTTTAATCCTGTCCACTCTCTCAAGATCGAACACAGATCCCGCTCCGCTTTGGAATGCTTCTTGTACGTCTGATGGGTATTCTTGCTTCAGGAGTTGTTTTGTGTTTAGACCGAATCCCACGTTTGATTTGCGTAGTTCTTGCTCTTTCCATCTGTACCATGCGAGCTGTGAGTCTTTCAGACCGTACTTCATTTGTAGCTCTAGCTCCTCTGGGGTCTTGTCGTTTACTTCCTGACCCTCTATCACATACTCGGGGTTTTCATGCCATGCATAGAAGTATGTTCGGTAGTCCAGGGGCTTGATGTTGTCTTTCATGGTGCGGAAGTAGGTGTAGGTGTCGTAGAAGTCCTCGTAGCCGTTTGCTGTTGTTTCCTCGCTTATTGCTCCATCCATAGGCACTGCTTGTTTGCTTCCTGCGTTTAGCTCTGCTCTATCTTTGATGTATGCGCTCTCTGATATGTGCAGTTTGTGCACAGTTCCTCCTCTTAGCTTTAATGCCACGTACATGCTTGAGTCAAGCGGTGATCCATCGAAGCTGTGGGTGAAGTCGTATGCGCGCTTAGTATCTGTTTTGGTTATGGGCTTTATTTCGTCTGGTAGGTGAGTGTAGGCTCGTTTTACTATCTCGAATATGCGGTCGGCGGTTTCTCGCTCATGTGCAAGAATGGCGCAGTTTACGCCACTAGTCCACAGCGCCGTATCCAGTAGTTCTAGCGCGTATAGGGTTGTTATGCCGAATTGCCTAGCTTTCAGGATCAGGTTCCTCTTGTGGGTTCCCCTCTCTATTATGTGCTTCCTCTGGATGTAGTTCGGCTTGAATGTTTTGATCTCCCCCGCTTTCGTTTTTATCTTGTAGAGATGGTTCATTCTCCACCACTTGTCCGACAAGAGTTTTTGCACTTCTGCTGTAGCGTCCATAGTCGTCTGATTCTAGCTTACGGAGAACTGGTAATAAATCCTTTCCGTTTTTACCTACCATCTCTTGTCTTGTACTGAATTCGTCCTTTTTCTTTCTCTCCAGGTACCATCTCGCCGTTTCCTCTTTGTCGAGCCCCTTCATTATAGTCGCGCGTGCCTTCAGGATAGTGTAATCCTGCCATTCAGCTACCATGTCCATAAAGATGGGGTATCTTTCTCTCCAGTTGTAAAATGTCGATTTGGCGATTCCCGCGTTACGACACGCTTCCTCGATGGTTGCTCCCATTTGTAACACTGTTTTCAGTTTTTGGACGTTCGCATCAGTGAAAGCCGTTGGTCGTCCCTCACTTGGTTTCGCTCCCACCTTTCTTACGAGTGCCTGAAAGAATGCACGCTTTTGTGGCACGACCGCGTTCACTGCCCCTCTTTGCTCGAGAGGTATCTCTATTGGTGTATGGTTTAGATTTTTGGTGTCAGCGTTTTCCATTCATTTTCTTTATCTAGTAATTTGGCGTATCTCTTTCTGATCACGTCGACGAATCTTGGGTCTAGCTCCATGCCGTAGCATATTCTACCTGCCTGCTCGCATGCTATGAGCGTTGATCCGCTTCCGAGGAAGGGGTCTAGTACGATGTCGCCTGTCATACTACTGTTCTTGATTGCTTCGCCTAGGAGCTTCAGCGGTTTCATGGTTGGGTGCTCTGCGCTTTTGTTGGGTCGGTCGTATTGCCATACATCTGTTTTGCGCTTTCCCTTCAGTATCTTTCCTGTCACCTTGCCGTCTAGTTCCAGGCGTATGCCTCCTATGTTTATTATGGTCTTGCCGTTTTCGTATTTGGCTTTTCCTCCGAGGTCGTACCATACATTTCCCTGTGACCTGTCGTCCACAAAGAAGTGGTTCTTGATCCCTTGGTTCCAGCCGTACAGGATTGGTTCGTATTGGGGTTGGTAGTCTGATCCTCCGAATGTGAAGTGATTCTTTACCCATATTATGAAGCTTTGCCAGTGACCACCGCTTGTTTCGTATGCGTGCTTTAACGTTCCTAATTCCTTTGGGCTCATGCATATATAGAATACGCCGTTTGCGTAGGATAGCATGTTACTGCATGCGAGTCTTAGGAATTCGTAGAATTGTTCGTTGGTCATCTTGTCGTTGTGTATTTCCTTTCGTTTAGTTCCTGCATGGCCGTCATAGTCTACATTGTAGGGTGGATCGGTAAATACAAGCCGTGCTCGCATGGTTCCCATGAGCTTCTCGTAGTCCTCTTGCTTCGTAGCGTCGCCGCATAGAAGCCTATGGTTGCCTAGCGCGTATAGCTCTCCTGCTTTGCTCTCTGCTACTTCCTCAAGTTCGGGCGCTGTGTCCTCTTTTGTGTTGTCGAAGCGCTCCATAAATTCTGCAAGGTTTACGGGGTCGTCTAGATCGACGCTGTATTGTTTCCAGTCTAGGTCGGGGAAGCTTCCTGTGAGGTTTGCGAGGAGGTCGCTTTCGTACTTTCCCGCGCGGTCGTTGTCTGATAGGGCGTACTGTATTCTCTCCTCCTCTGTTTTTGGATCGACGACGGATACCCATACTTCGGTTATTCCCATGTCTTGGTAGGCTTTCAGGCGCATGTTTCCGCCTATGACTACGTTTTGTTTGTCGATTATCAGGGGCTTGTATTGTCCAAGGAGTGCTATCTGTGCCTTTAGCCTTTCATAGCCGTCTTTTGTTATCGTGCGTGGATTGTTTTCCCAGCCTTGAAGCTCGGATATGTTACGCATTTCCTTTGTCATATTACTATTGTACTACATTTGTTAAAATGGGGTTTCGTCGTCTTTCTCTGGCATGTGATCGTTTGCTACTTCCTCGATGAGGCGTGCTAACATCACCCACCTCTGCATGTTCTTTCTCGTTAGTTTTGTACAGAATACGAAGTCCTTTGCTCCCTCGTTTGTGGTTATCTTAATATACGGTTCGATTGTGCTGTCTATGTGGGCGCGTATCTCTAATTCGTTGGTTAGGTACTTCGTGCTGGTGAGGTACAATTGTTTAATGGTTGCCACGAGCTTTCGTTTAGTTGCCATAGGTCTATTGGTTAAACCAACTTTGTAATTTGTAAAATGTTGGTTCTGATATTTCCCCCTCTATTTTCCATCCTGCAAATCCTCGTTCGGCGTTTAGGATGAGTCTCTCTATGGGGGTTAGGGCTGTCAGGTTCCTGTTGTAGCTTGGTACTCCCTTGTCCTCTACCGTTGTACCGTCTATTCCTTTATTGTATCCCCATACTTCGCATATCTCGTCATTCAGGCGGGCGCCTATATAGAGGTCACACTTGTGGATGTTGTACTGCGATTTGGTGATCATTATCCGTGTGTGGAATGGCTTCGATGCCGTTTTGATGTCTGCTCTATATGGTTTACCTTTTCCCCATATTAGGAAGTCGCCGTTGTCTGCATGCCCTGTAATGTTTAGTGCGTAGTCTGATTTGGTATTTGACTGTTTCATAAGGGTGTAGAGACACAGTTCTCCTATTGCTCCGTGGTAGTATGCTTGAGGGGCTTCGAGTTTCGTGTAGTTTCCTCCTCTGGTGTGCTTCCTTTGTCTCATGCTTGCTGTCCACTCGGCTATTGCCTTTATCTTTTCGGTTATGGGTACGGCGATCATCTGTTATCTGTAATTGTCCCTTTGGTCTCTCTCGTTGAATTTTTTCTTTTTGGCGATCCTGCATGGTCGGCACCTTTTGGGTGCTTCGTATCCGTGCACTTTATAAAAGTCTTTGTCGCGTGCGGTGAATGTGAATGGTGATCCACAATCTTTGCACGTGAGCTCGTCATCCGCTCCCTGCTGTTCTGGTATGTTTAGGTCTGGAAAGTCCATATGGTTATATGCCTGTAATTTGTAAATCGTCTACGCTGGTGGCTACGATGGCGTATCCGCCTCGCTTTTTGATTTCTGCGAGGAAAGATTCTTGTTGTTCTGTTGGCACGTTACCTTCGCGTTTACACTCCACGGCTATCATCTTGCCGTCTTTGGCTATGCCTATGATGTCTGATGATCCCACCTTTCCTACCCTTGTGGCGGATCGTCTGTGGATGCCTGCTTTGGTGGTGTAGTCTCTGGTAAAGAATCCGCTATTGTTTCGCCATACGAAGTGTCCGCGCCATGTGAGGTAGTCGAGGCATGCATTTACTACCGACTGTTCGCTTGCGACTAGGCTCTTAAGTTTTCCCATGGTAGTGTGGGTCGTCCGAAGTGACCGTTTCGGGCTAAATCTTGATAAATTGGTCGGCGGAGGTCGAATCTCTCTATGATGCCGTTTACGCTTAGGTCAAGCTTTTCTTTATCTATTAGGGGTTGGATGTAGTATCCGTAGCAGGGTTCGTCGTATCTATATTTTATGGCGGCTGATACCATCACTGGTTCTGGCTTGCCTATCACATACGCGATGTGGACTTTTACCCAGTAGGCTTGTTCGGCGCACAGCGCTTTCTTTGCCAGCCATCTTGCGGCATAGGCGGCCGATCTGTCTACCTTTGTCGGGTCTTTGCCACTGAATGCTCCTCCTCCTGTTGGGACGTGGGCTCCGTATTGGTCTTGTACTATCTTTCGTCCTGTGACGCCTGAGTCTGCGTCGAAGCCTCCGATCTCGAACGATCCTGTGTTGTTGCAGTATAGGTTCGCGTATCGGTAGGTTTCTCTTAGGTAGGCCTTTAGTTCTGCCTGGGTCTTGCCTTGCACTGACAGCACTATGTCGGATATGTGCTTCTTTTCGGGCTTTTGACTTGGGTGTTCGACTATGGTTACCTGTGCTTTTGCGTCTACCTTGAATGGTTCCAGGATTTTCCTACATTGCACGAGGCCGTATGGCAGTTGTTCTTTTGTCTCGCTTGTTGCGAATCCTACCATTATTCCTTGGTCACCTGCTCCGCCTGTGTCTACGCCTTGGGCTATGTTTGGGCTCTGGGCGCTTATGTGTGAGGTTATTTTGATGTCAGTTCCGTCTTTACCTGTTATCTTTTGGTAGGCTTTCCAGGCGACGTCCTCGTAGTGGAGGTCTGCTTTTGTTGTTATTTCTCCTGCTAGGATGATGTGACCATGGCCTCCCATCGTCTCTACTGCCACGCGTGAGTGCGGGTCTTGTTCTATGCAGGCGTCCACGATTGCGTCACTTATCTGATCGCATATCTTATCGGGGTGTAGGTAGCTTACGGCTTCGTTTGTGTTTTGCATAATACTTTTACTTTTATTTGGTAATGATAATTGTATCAGATTCGTCCAGGTACTGAATTATTGCGGCCAGAAGCATGGCTGTTCCTATAGGGTCTGCCACCATGTTCGGTATCTCTTTCCCTTGCTTCTTTCCTAGCTCTAGTTGATCTAGTAGCTCTTTTTTGTATATTGCCTCTAGTTCGAGGATTCGTTCGGATGGTTTCTTATGCATTTATGGTTTATGGTTAATTGTTAACTATGTTTTAGGGCTATCAATCTCATGTCCTCAAGGTGATATTTTGTTGCCTTAAGTTCTGCGTCTATTACCTCTTTAATCTTTGGACTGATTACTTCTCCGAATAGGTCGGAAATTGCATACCATAGCGCCATTGGAATCATCATTGTTGGTTTTATTGGGGTTGCTCCCTCTTGTATTTCGTTTATTGTGATACTGCCATCTTTCTCAAATGATGCGATGAATCGCTTTGTCTCGCGTCCATGAATTATGTATATTCTTACCATTCCGTCCAATGCCTCCATTTGCGAATACACCTGCCATTCTCCATGTTTTCCTTTAAGGTTTGCTGGTTGTGCTATTGCCATAAATGTATAAATTGATAATTACTTAATTGGGACTTTCCCTTGTTTAATTACTCTCACGTTTGATGCTTTCCCTACTGCCTTTCTTATGTTTTCAAATCCATTTTTGGGTACTACTAATACGAATCCATCTTGTGTCTGTGTCCATGATTCTGTTTGAATCGTTATTTCTAGTCGGGCGTTTTTGTAGGCTTCCTGTCTCACGAGGTAGTGTAGGTATTTGAATACTGCTGGCAGGCGCTCGAACACCTTATCGTGCGTTTTTTCCCACGTTCCTACTCTCGCGTGTGCGTCTCCCATCTCATGGACTTCGTATGGGCTTGATTCGTCATGCTTTCTTACGGTTATGTATATCGATGGTATGATTTTTTTCATGTTTTGTCCTTGTCGCTACTGGTAATTCCTATCCATTCCATAAGCTCGGTTTGTATTTCGTTTAGGGCGTACCAGCATGGGTAGTGTGGGCTTGCTTCCTCTACGAGCTTGATCACTTCCTGTTTGTTTTTTTCTATTCGTTCTGGGCTCATATTTGCCTCCATGTGGTTCCGCACTTTCGGCAGACGTATTGCTCCTTTGGCGCGCGGATAAATAGTAATGTGATGAATAGCATGATGTAGAGCGTATATCTCCACAGCTTTGCCATCATCCCTTCTTTCATGACCGTGATCTCTGTGCTTTCGCACTTTGGGCATTTTCGTTTGGTGAACATATTGATACGATAATTTTTAATAGATTTCATGATTAGTTTGGTTTTGCTATATAACGGTACTTTAGATCGTGTCCTATCTCTCTCGGTTCCAGCTTGATCTTGTCTCGGTAGTGGTGTGTCGGGTTGTATTCGATCGATCCCATTACATGGTATATCTCTTGTGGGGTGACTTCCTTAAAGGATAGCGCCTCCAACTGGTGTGGTTCTAGTTCATACCTGAATGTTAGTGGGTTCCAGTGATACTTCCTTTGTTTGATAAGCAGTTCGTTTGGTATTTTTATCCTCATTTCTCTGTTGTGGACGTACAGCGCGAATGCTATCAATGCTATAAGGAGTGTTGCTTGTATTACTATTATGATCATTGGTTTAATATATTGGTAACTACGGTGTCCTCTACCTTTCCAAATTTCGCGTATAGATCGTTTGAGATGAAGTAGACGTGCATCTCACTGGCTATCGTCATGAGCCATTCTTGTGCATCTGCCATCAGCTTGTCTGTTATCCACACTATCGATGTCTCGACGTCTGGTGAGCCATCTTTGAGCTTGGTGTGCTGGTTCAGGCGATGAATGATCCCTCGGTCTACATACTTCTCCATCATCGTTGCTCCTATTGCATAGAGTGGTATCTGGTAGCTGTTAGCGTATGCTGATGCGCTTTGGGTTCCTGTTTTGTATTCGTGTATCGTTGGCTCGTCCAGACAGTCTATGATGAATACGAAGTCTAACCATTCGTTTATGGGTAGCACTTTCTTTATTTCAACTGTCGGGTTTGTAAGCTTTGCGCCTCCGAATACTTTTGGTAGGCATCCTGTCTCTAGGGTTTCAGCCTTCCATCTTTCGTGCCATAGATGCCCATCTGCCATGGCGGGTGTTGTAAATTTCTCTAGCTTGAAGTATGACTTTATTGCTCTTTCCCAGTTGCCTTGGCTCCATAGGTTCAGGACGCTGAAGCTCGCTCGGAATCGTGGGCTACTCATCTTGTCCTCCTTTCCTCAAGCTGAATGTTAGTTTTTTTGTACGTTCTACTTCGTTTATCCCGAGGGGCAGACCCTTGTGTTCGTCGATCCATGATTCTACTGCTTTTGGGTCTACTTTGTATTTTGTTTCTTGGGTATAAAGTGTTACTGGTACTTCGCTGATTCTTGTTTCGTCCAGATAGAATCTTGCGCCGAATGCTCGGTAGAACACCTTGACCTTGTCGCTTTGGATGCTCTTGAAGTTCGGGTCTAGCTTGAGGGCTGATGCTTCGAGGGTTTTCTCTGCTCTCTCCTTTGCTTCCTCTACCATCTTTTCAATTGTTATCAGGTCTACGAGCGCTTGGTCACCTTCTGGGCTCATGAATATCTTATCAGCATTCAGGATCAGGTCGTTTAGTTTATCTGTGTCTACGGTTATGATCATTTTTGTGATTCAAGTGGTAATGTGGTTGATTGCGCCTTTTTCATGCGGGCGCGCATTTCTGCTAGTTGTTTTGCTATCTCTGACGCTTCTATCTTTGGTGCTGGGGGCGGTGACTGTACGCTTGCTTCGGGTGACCCTATTGCTATGTCTTTTGGTGCGTCAGGTGGTGCGCCGTGCATGACGGTTACCTTTGGCGATTCTGGGAGCTTTTCTGGTGCTTTGAGGTCGGCTAGGACGTTTACGTTTTGTGCCATTTCAACATCAGAGTATATACCAGAAAGCTCGTTAGGGAAGCCCTTTCGGAGTGCTAGGGCTTCGGCGCATTTGCCGAGCATGGTGTATCCCATCTTGTCCCACATGATGCTTGGCTTTCCATCTTTTCCTACCTGTACGTATTCGCTCCATCTCGCGCTTGCGGTGAATGCTACTCTTGCGCCGTTTATGTACCTGTAGATGGTGCAGGTTGCTTTTGTCGGGTATTTGGTTACCTCGTCCTCTGGCACGTATTTTATGTCATCCTGTCCTGCATATTCTTTTGATCGTTGCGCTACCAGTCTCATGCCGTCTATACCTGCTTGTATGCTCATCACCTCTTTTCCTTGTCTGCTGTCCCATCGGTAGACTGCGTATATCTGGCGGGTGAGGGGGTCGAGTCCTACTCTCTTGCAGACGTAGAGGAACATTATCAAGTCCTCGTCTGGTCTGGCTACTCCTCTTGCGTCGGGTTTTAGTATCTGACTTTTGATCAGGTCTATGTAGAGCTTTGGGCTCTGCCCTTGTGGGATGAGGCTTAGAAGTTTTTTGTTGGAGCCTTCTATAATGGTTTTTAACGTGGCACTCGCTTGCGCTTTCGGCGCTGGTTGGGTTTGGTTGGATTGATCCATAGGTTCCCTTTGAATAATTTTTAATGTTTCTTAGGTTTCGCTGGTTTCATTTTTGCGACTGGTTCGGTCGATAGCTGTTTCAGTACCCAGTAGATATGTTCTCTGGTGTATTGTTTTTTGGTGATCGGATTCGTGTATCTTTTGGCTATGTCTTTGGCTGTCATGCCTGCGTTGTAGTCTGTTGCTATTCGAAGCCAGAGGTCTATTGATTTCTTTCGTCTTGTGTTGTGTTTGTGATAATCAATTTTCATACGATTTTAGTATAAATGATTGTAATATGGATGTCAAGCGATTATGTTACCTCGTTTAGTAATTCTAGTGTGAGGGCGTATATCTCGCTCATATACTTGTCCAGACGCAATTGGGCTTTCTCTGTTTTGAGTGTCGGGCTCTTTATTGCTTGTATCTGTGCAAGGAATGCCTGTATCTTTTCATTGTCAGGCGCGCTCTCTGCTTTTGCTCGGGCTTCCGCTTCAGCCTTCAGTTTTGCATCGGCTTCCGCTTTTGCCTTTGCTTCGGCTTGGGCTTTCACGCGGAGCTCTTGCTCTAGTTTTTCCTTTGCTTCTCGCTCTGCCTTCAGCTTTAGTGCCTGCTCCTCGTTTTGCTTCCGCAGGGTCTCACGCTCTGTGCGCTCTTTCTCTATGCGAGCGCGCTCTGCTTCCTGTGCCTTGCGTGCTTCCTCTACTCTTGCTTCGTGGGCAAGTCTGCTCGTTTGCAAGAATGCTTGGTACTCTGGTTCTGGCATGACCTCTAGGCGCACGTAGGTCGTATCTGCTCCGTATTGGGCTAATTCTGCCTCTCTTTTGCCCTTTAAATCAGCGAGTCGCTTCTGCTCCTCTATCTCTCTCCACTTCTCTTGCTCCTCGAGCTTTTTCTCTAGGGGCTGGGTTACCGCCACTATAGTGTTGTATATGGCGTCGATGAATCTGCCCTCGATCAGGATGTTCTCTTTCAGGGCTTTCTTTGTTTTCTCGGCGCGTACCCTTACGTCCCTCAAGGCGAGGCGTGCTTCGCGGGCGGGGGCGACGATGTCATTCTCATGTTTGTTCGCTATTGCGAGTGCCTTCACCTTTTGCTCCCATACCGATGCCTCGTCAAAGAATTCTTGGAAGTTTTGGAGCACGATCTGGGCTTTTGTTTTCTCCATGCCCGATGTGTCGACCATGTTTGTAATGTCTTTCAGGATGATTTGTGTGTTATCCATTGGTGTACTGTAAATGATTTATAAATTGCATTCCCTCTGGTAGTTCTGTTACTCCGACTACCGCGTGTTTGATTATTGATCTTAGTGCTTCGCTGTATTGCCGTGCCCAGTCGCGTGCTATTAGAAGGCTGGGTGCTGTCCTGTTTTGCGAGTAGTTTTGTAGCTCGGTTACCTTTCCTTTGGTTTGTCTCACCTCTATCTCGCAGGTCTTGTCATCTTTGATGCGTATAGTAATCATTATGTGGAGCGGGTCTTTTTCTGGTTCCATCTTACTTTGGTCTTTCGTATCTGGCAGGAGTGTAATGCTCCTAACTTTTACCAGTCTGCCCAGCTCTACCGCTCTTTTGCTGGCTTTCTCATAACTTCCGTATATCCCGACTGTGCTTCCACTTATCTTGAAAGCCCAGTATCCGTTACCTGTGGGTAACTTTCCTTTCACAGCCTTGTATGCGCCTGTGTTGATTTTCATAGGTCATGATAATAGTTTGATAACATTTACCCCTTTCTGTCTTGCTACCATTTCTGCTGTTTGCCTAGCTTCAGTGTAGCTCTTGTTTACCCATACTTGGGTTCCTGCTACTTCGAATATCCATGTACCTGTGCCTCTTGGTTTTTTGCCATGAGCGAAGTAGTATTGGTTAATGTTTGTTCTGACTCCTGTATATTTCATGTTACTTCAATTTGTAATTTATAAGGGTTAGCTTGATGCTCTTAGCTTTTGCTTGTTTGGCTAGTTCTAGTGCTCTTATCTTTGCTCCTGTGTAGCTGTCTCTTATAGTCACTTGTGTCTTGTCTATAAGGAATGTGTAATGTCGTATCCCCTCTGGTATGGGGGCATTCTGTACCTCGTAGCGCTCTGTATCTATGTTCATAGGATTATGTTTAATTGATAATCTGTAATATGATTGTAATATGACACCGTTTGAAAGTCAAGTGCAAATGATTAGAAGCAATTAGTTGCATAGATTACGGTAGGTTTTCCTTTGTATGCGTAGGTTTCTGGAGCTTTCCTTTATCCCTGTATGTCGTGGTATTCCAATGGTGAGACCACCTATATGAGCATAGGTTAGGAGTTTAGAAACGGCGTTTTTCGGCTTTAAATTGTCCGCGTCGTTCTGGTTACTTCTCGATCGGGCGCCTTGTATGGTTTCCCGAAACGTCGGTTGCGCTATAACCTCGCGCACATGCTCAACATTCCTATGGAGCCTGCCACCTGCTCTAGCTCTACTGTTTCCTACCCACCTGTAGTTGTTGGTGCTCCCCCGCTAGTCTGCCGATGATGAGGGGATGGTACGTCGGTACCAATAATCGTGTATTCGTCTGTTTCGCTTTGTATTGTCCATCCTTTTGTAAGTAGTTCCTGCACATGCAGGTCGTGGTAGCTTTTCGATTGTTTGTAGATTGTTTGCGTGGTTCCCATAAAAATATCCGCTTTCACCTGTGGGCTCTGTAGGGCTGGTCACCCAACCCACATGTGAGAACGGACACTGACCAGAATTTCAGAGTTTGGATTCGATTACTCGTCTCCCCAATTTCCATCATGGTATCAACTTCATGTTTTATTGTCAAGTGGACGCTTTCAGAATCTTGTCAGACCGCCCACGAGATTGGTTCTTGATATGTCCTCTTTGCCTGTTTCGTGCATCCATTTGTCTATTGATCGGAGTATTGCTACTGCCATGGTTACTGCTATGATTCTCCAGTCAAATTTGTTTTCCTGAAGCGCTACGATTAGTACTGGGATTACTGCTAACACAGCGACCCTTCCCGCTTCCTTTACTGCCTCGACTATTGGTTTGGATGGTTCCATAGGTTTATTTAATAATTTGAAATGATTCCGTTTTGTAATGCGCCGTTTTCGTGAGTGATCCGACATAGAATCGTGTGTCTATCTCCCAGTAGTAGGTTCCTGCTTTTGCGGTGCATGGCAGTTGCCATGATCCTACCATTGTTGCCACTCCTTGGGTCACCACGATGTCTCTCGTATATTTTATGATGCTTCTAATGTTATCTTTCGATTCGATCAACGTGAGGCGAATTACTGACTTTCCTTGGGTGTTTATTTTTGCATCGCGTGTGACGTAGACATCTGTTATTTCACATGGTTTGTATACGCGTTTGTTTGTTCTTACGGGCGGGATGATTTTGTAGTATTCGGTTGTGTCGAATCTCTCGTAATAGAGATTGGATATTTGTCTTGATCCAAATCCAACCATCATAAACATAAGAGAGAATATCAGCATGTAGTGCAGTTGTTGCCTTACCCTTTTCCCGAGTTTGATTGCGTGTTCCGTCATTTTTTTTCTCGATCAATTCCTAACATTGGCTTATAAAAGAATCCGACTATAGCCCCCATGAGTCCATGCACGAGGGGGCTGGTCTCGTACTGTGCACTTATGATGTCTATGATCATGCTGGTTGCCCATATAAGGGTTACTACCATCAGCACAATCTCGCTTCGGTTTTTTGTCTGATCGCCATCTGGGTATCTCCATAGTCTTGCTAGAACATAGCCAGATATGAGTCCTCCCACATATGAGGCTATCGATGCTATTATCGTGGTCATAGTTTAATATCTAATACTCTAATTTTTGCCCAGACGAGCGATAATAGCTCTCCGAGTTTGTATGTCTTTGCTTGGTTCTTAGTCAGCACCTCCACTTTTGCCGTGAGCTCGGTAATTACTAAATCTTTCTGCCCACCCGACTTTTCACACGCCCTCAAGGTACCCATCAACGCTTCGATCCTACCCTCATACTCCTCTCGGAGCTTTTCGACGGTTGTGGTCATTTTTTTCAGCGTTTCGTACTGCCCCAATAAGAGATCATACTTTATTTGGCAATCGCGTGTCACATTTGCTAATTTTTCCTCTTGATTCTTGGTTTCCGTGTTTGCTATGGCGAGCTTCGTATTTGCTTCATTTGCCTTGTTTTGGGCTTCTGTGACAGCACTCTTGTACCCTGCTATGACCGCCTTGATCTTGTCGAAGGGGGCATTGTCGGGGTCTGCCATCTCTAGGTAGGTTGCTACATCCTTCCGTACCGATGCACCGTTTACAAGGTGCTCGTATAGCTTCGTATCGATGGTTATTTGCGGGGTTTGCGCTGGTACCTGTCCTGTGTAGAAGTCTACCTCGAGGATTTGGTCTGCGCTCTTACCCCATCTTTGGCTTATCAGCACAGTGTCCCCTATCCATGGGTCGTTGACGATTATCTCGTTTCCCTCATATCCTATTGCCAGTGTGCAGTGGAACACACCATTGTTCATGAGCCATACAAAAGTGGGCTTTCCCGCGTCTAGATATGCCCTTATTTCGTTTATGGGGGCTGGTGTGCTGGCACAGTTCACTTGCCTGTCGTACTTCATACCTGCGAGCCATTTACTCACATGAGCGGGAGTCCATAGGTTTTGATTCGTATATAGGTTGTTGTCTGTTAGGAAGTTGTCGAGTTGATCTGGGAGCGTTGGCTTGCCGTAGTAGGTGTACATCATCGATGCGGATGTGATGACACATCCATCTGATCCGATGGTCGTAGCATTCTTAGTTCCGAGGCGCTGATCTTTCCATCGTGGGTCTCTTTGACCCAGAGGGTTTATGGGTAGTTTCATATGATTTCAGTATAGCAAATTGGATCATTTGTTACACCTCTAGTATCTTTGGTTTCGGGTCTACTGGCGTTCGCAGGTATATGTACACGCATGTTCTATATTCTGGCTGGTTTGCACTGCTGTCTGCGGTTGTTGTTGCGCTGTCGAATGCTGTCGTTGCATATGCCGTATAGAATGTTGGATGGTAACTATCGCTCGTTGTGTCGTCATAGTTTCCTGCGCCACCGTCCAAATCCTTTCGTGGTTTACCTGAGTGATCTATGGTTGATGAATATAGATGTCTGTGTTGTGCAGATGTGTGGTTGTGACTTTGTGCACCATGGGTGTGAGTGTTCGATCCGCCTGTTGTGTTAATTTCACTTGTATCGTTGGCTATCTTTAGGAATTTATCTTGCATATTAGGAGTTCCGTTGTTGCCGTCGCATATAATCCATCCTGCGGGGATACTTGCTACAGTTCCGAGCCATAGTCCTATCAGTCCTTTTTCTGCTTTCCCACCTGCCCTTCTCTGTATTGCTACGAGTTTTTTATATGCTGGCTCCACGGTTTCTGTGGTTGTTAGGGGTGTTGAGTATGCGTCTGGTGTTGCAGTAGCGCTATCAAAGTTTCCTGTAGTGTGTTCGTGATCGAGTACTGAACAGCACGATCCACCACCTGTTTTCATTCTGCTTTCGGGTGATCTCGCCGTTGTTGATCCTCCATGTATATGGCTTGCACCTGTGTGGGTGTGTGTTATGTCGTGGACGTTTGTGTAGCTCCCTCCTGTCGTACCTGCGTCTGCACCTGTTGATGCTCCTCTTAGGTATTTGTTTCTTAGGTCTGGTGTGCTTGAGTTTCCATCACATGCCAGCCAGTTTGTCGGCAGAGTTGCACTTGACCACAGCGCTACCATATTTGTATTGAGTACTGCCCCTGCTCCTGCCTTTACGAATATGACCTCATGGTATGGTGGGTTGTTTGAGAATGCTCCGTATGTTACTGCCGTGTATCCCGATAATGTTGCGGAGCTTGATGCTGTCGTTCCTGCGTGTGTGTGGTCTTGCACTATAGCTTCTCCGTATGTTTGGTTTTGGCTCCTGTCCACGTGGTTAGCCACATTCGGAATGGTGTACGTGTGCGTATGTGCGGGCAGGTAGTGGGCGTGCGGAGGGCTGGTGTGGGTATGTGTGGATGCGCCTCCCGTTGTGTTGGGGTTCTCACTCCCCCATGCTTTTGGGAATTTTCCATCTAGCGTGGTCTCGCGCGACCAGAGCGAGGGGATGCTTGCGTTTGTGCCTGTCCATATTAGGATGACGTTAGCTGGTATGCGAATCATAGTGTTTTTCCAAACATGCTCGCACTTCGTAGTTGTTGGCTTTCACCATGGTCTTTGCTTTTTGTATGGCTTCGTCCTCACTCTGTGCGATGACTTCTATCCTTTTCACGTTGTAATAGTTTTGCGTTACAGTGTCGTATCTTTCGAATCCTTCGACTTGATAGATTAGATATGTTTTCATAGGTTTCTTGTTGCGAAAATTTGTACTATAACGTGTTCGCCAGAGCTTATGCCGATGATGTCCATTGATAAAACGTCATTTTCTGCGATCGCTGTTGATGCGAATCCTACTGTTACATCCGTTGGTGTTGACGATACAGCTTGTGATGCGAGGATGTTGCTTGTGTTCTTTTGCAGTCGTATCGTGCAGGTTCCTGTCTCACACCACACCTTTACTTTCGTCACGGTGTAGGCGTATGGAGCTATGTACGATCCCCCTTGTTCGTCTTGCACAAACAATACGTCCTCGACCTCGAATTGAAAGATCACGTCGCGCCGTATGGCGTCAGTTCGTAGATCGTTGTACTGATCGTCTGTTGCGTTTGTGCCTGCTACTACAGTTGATGATGTTGCCATATGTTCATTATACAAGTTTACCTCTCATATCGTAAAGCTTGTGGCATGATGCACATAATTGCATAAAGTCGTTGCGATCTCTTTTGTATGTTTGGCTTTTATTCGCCCACTGATATGCCTTTGGTTTTTGCATCCAGTGTCCTCTCATATCTTTCCTTGGGTATATACACTTCGGATTCTCACATTTTGTGGGCTTTCCGTATCTACTCACAATCCATGCATGCACTGCTCTGTATGACGGATTGGTTTCTTGCCATGCCCAATGGTCTTTGCCGTATTTCACAAATGCCGTGTGTCCTTTTTGCATTGGCGAATTGCTTTGTGCGTATTTCAGATTACTCGGAATGATTCCGCGTCTACTTATTGAACTACATTTCCTTGAGCAGTATTTCGATCCATTTTTTAAATCAATCAATCTTTTGTATTTTGATTTTCCGCATACTGGACACGGTACCATTTTCCCAGTTTTAGCTCTTGGAATCAGGTTTTTCCATCCTATTTTGATTTTTTGAATTACCTCATTTCTCCTGTTTGTTTTAGACCAGTGGTTTATTGTTTGCATTCAGTTATTGTACTTCATCCTTTCGTCATTGTCCATACTAACCACCAATGGTCAATGCCCACACGAGAGTCAAAGTATCGTTTACTGTCTTTGTTCGGCTTATGAGGGTTCTCGCAAATAGGGTACCGCTTCCTGCCAAGGCGCTCGCATCATCGCCAAATAGTCCTGCTTCTGTGAGCGATCCTGTTACTTCTGTTGCCGTAAAGAATGTCGAGAATGTCGCCACGTTTCCTGATACTTCGCGGACGCTTATGAGTTTGCGGAACAGTTCAGTTCCCATTGCTGTGTTGCCAGCTACTGGAGCCACTATTCCTGTCCCGAGGGCGCAGTAGGTTATTATCCCTCTGTTGTTACTTGTTGTGCCTATGAGTCTGTCGGCTATGGCATTTTTTGCCACCGTTACGATCATATTATCTACCATCTGCACATCCTCTTTTCCTGTGTGGATGTTTCGAAGTATTGTCATCACCTTTCCTTTCGGAATAATGATGTCGTTTCGGGGTATGTGTATGTTGCTCATATGTTTATGCTCCCCATTGGAATAGATTCCATCTTGCTCTGGTAGCGGGGAGGCTATCCAGACTGTCTGTGCACCATGTTGAGTTTAATCCTGCGCTGTCTATTGTCAGGCTGTCCATGAGACTGTCGCTTAGGAGCGCGTCTGTAACGTTCAAAAGCTCATCTACTACTTCGTTTGGATCAAGCTCCACAAGGTTCTTGTTTGTCTCTAGTAATTGTAACAGGAATTTGATGATACCTAAAGTTTTCGCGCTCGCTATTTTAATCTCGTATTCGTAGAGATCGTTGCCTCTGCTTATTGATCTTACCGACTGCACGAGGTAGTTTGTATTCACATCGTACTCTGGCAGGTTTATGTTTATGTATTGTCCCGATCTGAAGCCGTTTGTCCATGTTCTGAATGATCCCTCTATCAGGTTGTTTGCGTAGTCGGTGAGTTCTGCGGTTGCTCGATCTCTTGCTGATTCTGTTGTGCTTATGCTTTTGTCGAATATAGCGAATTCTTTCTGTCCGTTATCAGCGATGCTGTCTGTGTCCTCGACTGCCACAAGTATTGGTATGTCATATTTGTACGTCACTGCGAGGGTGTCTGTTGTAGCAAGTGCGCTTGCTCCCGAGTCCTGCTCTATGTATTTTTCCTGATAGTTTAGGTACCAGTCGTATCCGCTTGTGTTCAAGTTCTTAATGCCTACGGTTTTGCTCGCACCGTTTACCGTTACCGATACGTCGTGTGGTTTGTCTGGGAGGACAAATTGTTTCTTTGCGCCGTCGCCTTTACTGCTGTATGTGGTGAAGTCTGATAGCTTGGTTCCCCCGCGCACGTACACTCGATTCTTGAGTTGTGATGCGTCTTTGCTTATGGTCATCGCTGTGTATCTGTTTTCATTCACATCGATGTTAAATGGTGTCATGTTTGTTGTTAGTGGGAAGTAGTGGATGATCTTGTCATAGTCTATATACCAGCTCCGCCCGCTTAGTTCGGCGATCTTTCGGATTGCTTGGCTGGGTTGAATGTAGTTAAAGCTTATTTGGTCTATCGTCACTCCCTCTACTACGTAGGACGTTGAGATTCCGAATCCCGCACAGTATGTATTCACGATGTCTGCGATTATCTCGGCATCGGTCATGCTCTCGTATGACTTGTGCACCAGATTTCTATCGAGGAGTCTTGTGTAGTCTGTGCACGTAAGATTGGCGTGCACCATCCCCCGCTTCATGAGGTCTTTTGTTACTACATACCCTCCGAAAAGCTTCGTGCCGTCGTCTAGGGTTATCACTACTTCGTCGTCTGTTTCGGGTATGCCGTTATCACTCAAGTCTACTAGGGTAAAGGAGCAGGTATTTGTTTGGTCGTTTATTACATCCTCTATGGTTAGTGTGTTTGCGAGTATGTCTGCGGTTCTATCTATGCCTGCAATCGTGACGTTGTATGTTGATGGCAGGGTTGAAAATGCGATCCAGTCAGAGTATGTATATCCAAGGCTGTTTTCGGCGAATACCCTGAAGTAGTAGGTTGTGTTTGGGGTTAGGTTCGTTAGGTTCCACGAGTATGTACCGCCTCCCCATGTCAGCCCTGTTTCTATTGTTTCTCTTTCGGCTATGGGTGTGGTTCCGTACTGGAGACCCCTTGT